CGATGGGCAACAGGATAAGCAAACGTAACTGCCAGCGCGTCGGCTGCGTCGGGGGATGCCAAACCTCTTGACCGCATCTCTTTCTTTCCTTCAAGAAAGACTGTACCCGAAGAGTTCGGTTTTTTCAACGGCCCCGTCAGATCGGCTTTCAACTGCCTGTCTTGCGGTAGCGCCGCCGACTTCAACCAGTCCTTCATCGCGCCCCACATCTCGGCGCGCTTGTTGCCCCACATGATCGAGTTCTTGGCTTTCCAGCCAAAGTTCACACCTTTGACTTTGTACCGCTGTTCGTTCAGACGGTCAAGAATACCATACCCTAGCCCGCCTTCGTCCATGACGACCATCGTCGGCTTGAGTTCTTCGATCAGGTCTATGATACGCCCAACGATCATCATCGTGTCTTCGCCGTGGAACCGCTTGACCGTCACGAGGTCACGCCCCCGCCGCAGCACAATGACCGTCGAGTCAGCGCCGCCGCGCGCAGGGTCGATCCCCATGACAAGTGGTGCCGTCATGTCCTTGTACTGCTCGCGCGACATCGCTTCGTCCACCAGTCGCGGGCTGATGAACTGATCGTCGCCTTCGGACGGGAACTCGCCGTACACCTCGACCTTGGCCTGCGCCGAGTCCTCGCCGTACTCGGCGATGATCTGCTCGTAGACCTGCTTGTCGGTGTCTTCGACCGTGCGGGCGTCAACTTGCGTCGTGTCCCAGAACGCCCGTTTGGCGTTGAAGCACTCAAAGAAATACCCTTGGTTGCGTCGCGGGTTGGAGAACGCGAACCAGTATCGGTCCAAAATGTTTTCCGTAAAAAAACCCGCACCGACCGACCAGATCGGGTCGGGGATACCGCTCGCCTCGTCAAAGATCAGCATCATACCGTCGTGGTTGTGAACACCGGCGTAGCTGTCCGGGTTCTCTTCCGACCACAGCTTACCCTCCGCCGCCCAATAACGCGTGCCTTTCTTCAGGTCGCGCTCGACCAGCTCGCTCACCCACTTGGCAGGCACCAGTTTGGTCGCGCTGATCTCCCACCAGTGGTTGTTGATTATCATCGCCGCCCACTTGGTCAACTCGCCCCACGTCACCGACCGGAGCTGCGCTTCCGAGTTGGCCGACACGATGACGGTCGAACCAATCCGCGTGGTCAACATCCACAGGATCAGCCAGCTTACTAGCGCCGACTTACCGATACCGCGGCCAGAACTGACAGCTTTTCGCAGCGTGTCCATCTGGAGTTGGCCTTTGTTCTTCTTGATATGCTCGGCGATGTCGCGCAGCACTTTGCGCTGCCATTTGCGCGGGCCTGCAAACTTGTGCAACGGCGTGTTCGGCTGTCCCCACGGGAACGCGAACAGAACAAACGCTTCGGGGTCGTCAGCGAGCCTCGGCGACCACAGGGTCGCCATCAAAGTTTGTTCGTCTGTTGAGTTGTAAAGTGGCATCTGCGCCATGAGCCGTCCCCTCAATTACGCGCATTTGAGCGTCTGCCAATGCCTGCGTGATACTGATCTTCTGGTACACATCGACCGAAATCTCTTGCTTGGCCGTCCAGCCGTGAGCGTGCTTCAGGAGTTCAAGCGCCGCCTTGGCGTCGCCCGCTTCCGCCGCTTTGTGGAGCGTGGATGCAACTTTAAGCTCCGAATCCGCTCGGCCCTTCATCTCGGCCATCTCAGCCATCGGGTCCATCTGGCACAGCCGCCGGTACTCGGTCGGCATCATACCTGCGGCGAGAGCCAAAGAGTCACCTTTCAACCCTTTGTACGCAGCCTCATAGATGCGCTGTAACCGCGTCTCGGTGGCTTTGATTTCGCGTGGTTCATAAGGAAGAGATTCAAACATAGTTGCAATATACTTTGTGACGGGCGGTCTTGCAACTTTTTCAAAAAATAAAAAAATTTTTGCGGACCCTGCCCAAACTCAGGGCCCTTTGCACGGGCCCTACCCCCCTCCATCAATTTGTGTTTCAGTTTAATACACACTAGCAGAATGTGTTTTAGATTAATACACATTACTAGACTGTTAAATAGCTTGGCACTATTGGCAATCAATCAGCAAGGTTATCAAGAACCAGTGAAACCTTTGCACGCGGGCCAACTGTAAATGCGGTTACTTCAGCGCCTTGCGCTTGCACATACATTCGCCCTTTGTCGGTTCGCATATCGATCCGAAGTTGGCATGGGACATAATGCAAAAGAAACTGCAAGGCGCTTGCAGCTTGTGACTTCGTGATCTTGTCGGTCATGTGAAGCCCTGCAAGTTTGTCGGTCAACTCAGACTGAGTTTCAACTTTGGCGCTTAGAACGATTTTCTTGGCTGGCATGGTTAATCCTTTCAGCAATGCCAGAATAGCCTGGCAAAAAGACCGTAAAATAAAAAACGATTAAACGCAAGTTTTTTGCATGGGGGCAAACTGCGCGGGGGGGCAAACTGCGCGGGTTTTGGATTGGCAATTCTTGGCCATATTGGCACTCTTGGCAGTCCAACTCCAAGAGCATCCAAAACCGTAACCATTACAGCCTATATATCATATTTCTATATTTTAACTATAATATAATAATAGCCAATATTGCCAAGAAAGCTAAAATCAATAGGCTTTGCAATGCGTTGCGCCTTGGCAATCACGCCGCGCCAAATAGCCAAGCCCTAACCCAGAAAAAGTTTTGAATTGCCAATCTGCCAAAAATATTTTTGCAGAGTATATTGACAAGCGAAAAGCAACGCTATAAATTCTTTAGCATCAATTCAGCGCGCCGATGCTGAATTGCCAAGGGGTATAAATCCTAAGCAAGGGAAAGGGTCATAAAATGGCAACGTTGCCGCATAACATTGAAAAGAGCGGATTTCATAAAGGTGAATACGTTGGCTATGCCGCGGGATACGTGTTTCGCGTAACACGTTCCAATTCATCTTTCGGGAATTGGCACGCGCAGCTAGCGCGCTATAACCCCGTCAACCCTCAATTATCTAACCGCGTCTTTTATGCCTTCACATTGGCGGATCTTGGCGCGAAGTTAGACGCGTTCGCAATTGAAACTAAAGCTAACGCAATTTCCGCAATTGACGCTTGACGCGTAACCAAAACAAACGCTAAACAATCTTTAGCAAAGCAAGGGAAACACTAACATGACAATCAAATTTGAGACTGAGACATATATTCTGCCAACGCACTGGGCCGGCGCGCTTATCAATGACGACACAAGCGGCCTTGATGATGATGATCAAGCAGCGCTTGATCGCTTCACGGATGACATGATCGCGCGCCATGGCCAATGCCATTGTGTTGACGTTGCCGACAATGACGGAAATTTCATGACGTATCATGACGCGCGCGCCTATGGCGTTTTAGCCTGTGACGTGAGCGAGTATACTTTCGACATAACAAAACGCTAATCACAAAACAAAAACAGTAAGGACAAAAATCATGACTGACTATAATGGCTGGACTAATTATGCGACATGGCGCGTCAATCTCGAAATATTTGACGGAATTGATCCGTCGGATATGGGGTGGCAGCGTCTAGATACTTATGACTTGAGCCAATGCCTAAAAGAATACGCAAATGAAATTTTAGAGATTGACGCTAAAGAAGGCCTCGCGCTCGATTACGCGCGCGCGTTTATTAGTGACGTGAACTGGTATTCTATCGCCGAAAGCATGCGTGAAGCATATGAATTAAACGACGACGAAAACGACGACGACGAAAGCGAGGCAGCATAATGATCCGCGCAATCATACAAGACACAATCGAACTAATCGCGCTCGTTCTACTCATTGGCTCGATCTTTTTTCTCGCCATTGGGTTCGGCGCATAATAAAACCAAACTAGCAAAGGAAAACAAAATGGATTTTAATAAATTAGATCGTTTGCTGCGATACCATAGGCAAAACGTTTTTGACGCTTGCGCGCTGAAAGCCGATAGGCACGAGCGCGCGTTAAAGCGCCTTAAAAAGACTAAAACATATGTCGCGCTATGTGAGGAAAACCGCGAAGCCGAACGGCATAGAGCGTCTATGCGTTTGCTCCGCACATACGCCTAAATCAAAATCAAACTAGCAAAGGAAAAACAAATCATGGTTAACACATATCAAATCGAAATAACCGACACATTCGCAGGTGAGGCAAACTACTCATGGGTGAAGCGCGATACGGTCGTTATGCCAGAGCTTACCCATTATGGTTTCGACGGATCACAAGGTTACGTTAAAGCGAACAAAACTTTCACGCGCGAGTTAGTCAAAAAAGTTAAAGCTCTTGCGGGGTGGACTGGAGCGCGCTGCGAGGTAACGCACTATGGCGACACAATTGAAATCCGCCCGCGTAAGGCATGTGTGGTCGCGTTCGTCACATATTCGGATGTGTGACAATCAGTCAGGACAGCACGCCAAGCGCGCGCTGTCTCACTGATTGCCATGATGGTCAATCAAAACGAGCACGGAGAATAATTATGAATTTATTTCTATTCGTTTTGGAAAACGAGGCGCGATTTTATTGGCGCGGGAATTGCGAGACTATAGCGCAAGCAAGGCGTGAAATACGAAAAGCGGGGTATAGGCCCGTTTTTATCGAAAGGCTAAAATAATGCCAATGCAGCCTAAAATTTACACTTACACTTACCGCGCTAATGTCACCTTTGAGTTGACCATTGACGCGGCTAATGAGGATGAGGCGTTTGAATTGATGGAGATGTCAGACTGGCTCAAAGCCTGGTCCGAATTGAAAGACGTAAGCGAAGTATGGTTAGAAGAGGTTCAAGAGGCTGGACCGGATCGGATCGAACATGCTGACGATTGAGCCAGTGTACGATCCGGATCAATCGGATCAGATACTTTGTTATTTAGTGGTTGACGAGTACGATATACCAAGGGGGCATTATGACAGCTACAATGACGCGCGAGACGCTATTGACGCATTACAAGGCGATCCGCGAGAGGCTAGGCGATACGCGAACCCCGTCTCGGCCTATTATCCCACTTGATCGGATCAGGCCGACCGTATCGGACCAGCCTATCGGATCAGATCAGCCTATCGGATCGGATCAGCCTGTCGGATCGGATCAGCCTATCGGATCGGATCAGTTGCATCCTAAATTTAAACCGACAAGCGATGGCGTGATCCGGCAACCTTCGACCGTATCGGATCAGCCGATACCGAAGCCGCCAAGAGCCGACGCGCGTCTTTCGACGCGTATTCTGTACGATGTGGCAACACGGCATAACATGACGGTCCAAGAGATGATCGGAAAAGACCGACGTCCGCGTTATACGCGCGCGCGTCAAGAGGCTATGTATTTGTTAAGACAAGCGGGCTATTCTTACCCGCAGGTCGGTCGCTTTGTTGGCGGTCGAGATCACACAACAGCATTGCATGGGGAGAGGCAACATGCCGCGCGTATTACCGGACGGGCTTGATTGTTATATCGTCATTCAAGACGATTATGTTTTGGGTTGGATCAGCAAATCGCATTGGCACGGCAAATGGCGCGCGATGACCCCGCGAGGGAAATTGTCGCATCACTACACACGCGGCGCGGCGATTGAGCAATTAGTCGGCTATGGGAAAGGGCAATAAAGTGGAGTTACTATCAGAACGTGAAAAGACACATGGCGATTACAAATTGACCGCAAGCGTGGCGCAAAAGATCAAGGCTATGGTTCGCAATAGCCCGTCTTATCCTGACATGACGTTAACGCAGCATGAGAGCCTGGACATGATCGCGGTCAAGCTCGCTCGGATCATGTGCGGCGATCCGCATGAACCGGATCATTTTCGTGATATAGCGGGCTATGCGCTGCTTGCGGTGAACGAGCGCGACGCGTCATGATCGTGCTCGCAATATTGATCGGATTAGCTTGTTACGGTCTGATCGTCCATGCGCTTTGGATCATGACGAAGAATGTGGTCGAGCTGCAACCATTGCCGCTCAATAAACTAAGGGAGATTGTCGAGATGTTATATTGGACCGTCCGATACGAGGACGACGAGACTGGCATGTGGCAGATTGTCGAGGACCGCGACGGCAACCGCTACCGGATACTGTTACGCGATAACAAAGGGGAGATGAAATGGTAGATATTGTTGAACGGTTGCGTATACGCATACACACAAGCGAAGATGAAACGGCGCTAACAAATGAAGCCGCTGACGAGATTGAGCGATTGCAGGAGGCGTTGCGGTTAGAAAGGCAATTGCGAGACTCGGCTCTTGCATTGGCGAATGATCTGCAAAATGAACTTAACAGAATGAATGGCCATACATGGTCCGTGGCCGCCGCCCTTCAACAAAACGAGAGTGAGTGATGGAAATTTTAGTTTGGGTTGTGATCGCCGCGTTGCTCGGCTTGTTTCTGTGGACGGCAGCACAATGATTGTTGCAATCATCTCCGCCGTCCTTGCCGCGCTGATTGGATCAGTGTTAAAAGTCTGACTTCCTTGCTAGATAAACTAAAGGCGGCCTACGGGCCGCCTCTTTTTATTTTACGATCTTTA